AAAGCGGTGGTAAGGAAGGTATTCAGCTCAAGAAAATCTACAAGGATCTCGGGGTCAACATGCTTCATGACTCCGCAAGGTATGACGATGACAAGAAAGGCCCACAACCCGTTTGGCCGATTATTGAAGAGATCAAGGAAAGGGAACGGTCTGGACGGTTCAAGGTTTTCAAGAACTGCCATGAGTATCTTGAGGAACGCAGGGTTTACCACACGCGAGATAATAAAATAATTGATAAACGTGATGATACGTTGAAAGCCTGTTTCTATGCAGTGATGATGTTGAGAAAAGCCAGATCAGGATTCAAACAGAGAAAGCAGTCTCTTCCTGATAGTTCAATCATGTCGGTGCGGATATGAAGTTTAACAAGAATAGATTACCCAAAACCCGTCAAGAATTAGATGAGTTTGTCAGACAGCATGGGTTAAGACCGTTCGGTGTCGTGAGATATCGGGACAGGGATATTTTCATTGCCGAAACCGATGTTGAAACCGACAAACCTTGGGATTATCCCTTGGGGTATTACCAGACGGCATGGTTTCTGACCAAACCTGATTCTGATGAAAAGATGGATATCGGGCGTTGGTTGGAATTTGAATACATGCACGATTTCAAACAAGACTGGACGACTGAAACCAAACGTCAGGCACGCGCTCAAGCTGCAATTGAAGACGCGATCAAATTCATAGACAGAAGTTTTGAGAAGGGTCGATATGGCAGAAAAGAGATTCACGAAATCCGATAAAGACCATATCTGCGATTTCATCATAGATACTCACAGGACGAGAAAGAACAATCGCAAGTATTACGATGCCCAAATCTGTGAAATAGACCGTCAGCTGAGAATGGAGCCTGACGTTTCAATGAAGAAGAAACGTGACGGGACCATAGATGAATTGAAGGCGTGGTTGCCAGAAGCTGAACTACCGGGTCAATCACAGACGTTGGAAGTCACCTCTGCCGACGTAATGAGAATGATTCTACCGCAGAGTGGTTCGTGGTTTGCTCCACACTGCATGTTGACCGATAAGTATTTGGATAGGGTGGATATTCAATCCCTGATCACGGGTGATGAGAATGACGTACCTTCAAAGATTACCCAGGATAACGCGGATAAACTGGTTTATGGGTTTTTAGACCATTTTCACAAGCAGTATGATTTCAGAAATCACCTATCTCTGATAACTGGCGAGTCGATTAAGTATTCTGTCGGAGTTGGAAGGGCAAGACTGGTTAATAAACGCGTCTTCTCACACACAAATCAAGGTGTGACAAACAAGGATCTTCGAATCCCGATGATCGTTCCGAGAAGTATCAAGAATACTTACTTGGATGATAATCCTGCCTCTATGATGAATGAGGGACATATCGTTTCTCCGGGTCATATCTTTTTCAAGAACATGCGACTGAAGGATTTACAACTCGCAGCGGAAAAGGGTAATTCCGATATTAACGATATGATCAATGGGGGTTGGGTCAAGAACGCGTTAAATGGGTTTGAAGGTGATGATAATCAGAATGTCGAATTCCTCGAATGGGAAGGCGACATGGTATGCCCTAGAAAGTCTACTGAGACTCTTTACTTACCCAATGTTATTTGTACTGTAGCAATAGGGCGTAAGGGTAAGGACGTAGAATCCCGACTGGTAAGAATCCGAAAGAATCCATTTCCTTCGACTTCGTACATTATCTTTCCGTACTTCCAAGAGGACATTGAAACTCCGTATGGTTCAAGTCCCTTGATTAAGGGAAGACCTGTACAGAGTTCCGCCGTTTATTCTCTGAATCGTCTACTGGAAGTGGCTGCATTCAATGCCCAGCCTCCTGTTCGATATGATCCAGATGATGATGAACCGTTACTGTATCCTGGCTCAAAGGTTCAAGGTTCGTCCATTGAAGTGTTGGAAATAGGCGATCCTGTTGCTTTATCTAATGTATATGCCAATTTCCTACAACAGTATGCCGATGTAACGGCTGTAAACGCTCCAAGATTAGGAGCGCAGACTGTTTCCCATACTACGGCCTACTCGAAAGAAGCCGAGCTTGCCCGTGGGCAGATACGGACGGTGGACTTTGTTCAGGATACGTTAAAAGGTCCATTAACCCGATGGCTTGATCTCGAATATGAAATGGGTCGAGGTAATTTGAAGGGTCAGACGGATTACTTTATCCCCCAATACAACGGATACGTCACGGTAAGAAAAGACCTTTTACCGGAAGAAGTTCAGTTTGACGTATTTGGTGCCGGTGGCCCTGCTGAAGAACGAATCAAGTGGGAAAAGAGAATGGCTTCTCTACAACAGGCTGTACAGTTGGATACCTTGCGTATGCAGCAGCAGGCTCAATTGGGTCAGCCGCCAGAGAGCAAGATCAATCTGGAATCTGCCATTGAACAAGTCTTACTAGAGGGTGGTTGGAATGACCTTGACGCTATCACCAGAAGCCCGGCAGCTACTCAGGGAGTTGCGGGATCGCCGGGAATGGAAGGAGGTGGTGGAATTGATACAGGGACAGTCTCCACCGCTCTACAAGCCCTCGCGTTCGGTGGACAGTAAAATACTTCCGAGAGAGAACCAGATAGACAATTGGATTTTAGAAAGCGGTCGCGCCTTGGAGCGTGAGCGTATTGTAAAACTACTGACAGGAGAAAGTCAGAAATGAGTGAGCAAGCCGTGAACTCCACTACTGAAGAAGAACCGCAGGTATCTTCTGAGGGAGAAGTTGCACAGGAACCGGATCTCGACACGCTCTTGAGTGAGTTTGACGAGTCCGAATCCTCGAAAGAGGAACCCAAGGTTGCACAGCCTCAATCCGATGATGTGCAGTGGTTGAAAGCGCAACGCGCTCAGTACGAGCGTGAACAGCAGGACAAGGCGCTTTCTGAAGCCGCTAGTATCATTAAGGAGAATATCGGAGAACTTCCGATTGAAATTCCTGAATACGTTTTCAAGGGTGTTCTACAACAAAAGGCGTATGAAGACGCGGATGGTCGTTTGATTAAAGCGTTCCAGAACCGTTTCAATCAGCCCGAGAAGTGGAAATCCATTGTCAAAACGATAGGAAAGGAGATCAAGAGGGATTTCGTACCGAGAGATAAGCAAGCCACGGATTCGTGGAATGCTGTCGAGAGTGCTGTGCATGGTGCATCTAAATCAACCCGAGTTGAAGAACCTGTAGATATCTCAAAGATGAATGACGCAGAGTTTTTCGAATACAAGATGAGACTCGGGAGGAAATAAAGGAGTCCAATCATGGCACTTACTATTAACGCAACTGACGCCGAACTGACTAAACCAGTCAATACGATTTTCCAGCAGACGCTTCTGCGTAATGCGAAATCGCGGTGTCTTCATTTCTACGGCACTCAGGCGGCTGAAGTTGGTCGTATGCGCGGTACTTTGACCGCTACTTGGCGTCGTATTACTCTTAACTCAAACCAGCGTGGCGCTCTAACTGAGCAGACCACGACTGCCGCTTACATGGGTGGTCGTAATGCGTCTACGCTTCAGTTTGCGGCTCCTACGGCAACTGCTGCCAAGTATGGTAACTACGTTATTTTGAACGAAGAAGTTCAGGTTACGAACTTTGACGGTCAGACTGACAAGGTTATTGAAGTGCTTGGCATTGATGCTGGCGATTATCTGGATACCTTGCAAGCGGCTTTCTACGCCGACAACGGTAATACGGTATTCGCGGCGGGTGCGGCTTCTGCCGGTGCGGTTCTTTCCAAGATCACGCTGAATGCTGTAAAGAACGCAGTGGTGACTTTGGATAAGAACAAAGCCCTTACCTTCACTCCCATGTCAACGGGTAGCCAGAATTTTGGCACGACTCAGTTGATGCCTGGGTATATCGGTATTTGCCATCCTGACGTAGCGGTGGATATTACGGGTTTGGCAGGTTTCAAACCGGCTGAAACCTATGCGGGTCAGGTGGCTTTGATGATGGGTGAGTTCGGCGCTCTGACGGTTGCGGGTCGTACTGTCCGCTTCTGCTCGGGTCACAACTCCGAAATCGACGCCGATGCCGGTGGTCTGACGGGTGCTACGGGTCTGATTTCGACCACTGGTACTAATATCGACCTGTACTACACCTCGATCTACGGTCGTGAGGCATGGGGTTCACTCGGGTTTGGCATGAGCCATCCTGATGGTTCCTTCATGGCGGGTGACGATGTTTCTACTGTCGAGATGATCTCTCATGGTCTTGGCAGTGGTGGTACGTCTGATCCCTACAGTGAGATTTCCACGATTGCTTATAAGTTCTGGTGGCACGCCGCTGAACTGAACGCTGACTGGAACCGCACCATCGTATCCGGTGCAACTGCACTTACGAGCTAACCTAACCGGGGCGGGGGAAACCTCGCCCCTTTCTCGTTGGAGTTTAAATGGCTGATTTAGCGAATATTGCGATTGACCCGAGAAGTCCTGTCGAAATGCTTAAC